ATTTGCAATCTACGGGTTACAAAAGGTGGTGCGCTGTATTCATCAAACTTTACACCACCAACAACTCTTGCAACCACTACCGTATCCAGCGGAACTGTCACGCTACTCTGCAACTTCACCAACGGCGGCATCATTGACAACGCCATGTCTAACGACTTGGAGACTGTTAACGGCGCAGCTATAAGCACCACGCAGAGCAAGTTCGGTGGTGCATCTATGTATTTTGATGGTAGTGGTGACTACTTAATTCAAAAAGACACTCCAAATTTAGCCTTTGGTACTGGTGACTTTACTATTGAAATGTGGTTGTACCGAAACGCTTCTGGGGCGCAGCACGACATCATTGCGTTTAACCCAACATCGACTAACGGCGCCTATCCATCGCTTTATATTTCTAGCGGAAACACATTAAATTTTTATACACAATCTGCGGACAGAATCACAGGTGGGACTATTAGTACAGGACAATGGTATCACATTGCGCTGGCTAGGTCTGGAACAAGCACAAAATTATTTATTGATGGAACGCAGTCTGGTTCAACGTACACAGATACCAACTCATATTTGTGCGGCACAAATCGACCAGTTATAGGTAGCGGTGGTTTTACAGTAAGCGGTACATTAAATGCTTACATAGACGACCTTCGCATCACCAAAGGATACGCTCGCTATACCGCTAACTTCACCGCACCCGCTGCGCCATTTGTAGGATTTGGAGACTAATATGCCGCTATTTTCAAAGAACGGGTCTATCCCAAAACCTACAACAGACGGCACTAACGGATGGGTGCTAGTGCCTGAGATGCCAGCCTGTCCTGATGGTAAGGAAGTGGTCTGGCTGAACTGGGAGTGGATTGTCCGTGACCCAAAGCCAACAGACAGAGAAGGCTATCAATGGAACTGGAACCACGGCGACAAGGCGTGGGTGGAGTGTGCGTTGGCTGGTGCAGTTGAGCCTCTGGTAGCACTTACAACAGAGCAGATTCAGTCCCTATCAACTGAGCAATTGTCTAACCTAACCACAACAGGATTGTAATATGTCATCAATAGACCAAGTTAAAGGCCAACTTGACACCCATGAAGCAGTCTGCGCTGAACGCTATGCAGGCATTAACGCTAGGCTAAAGAGACTAGAACAGATCCTTCTTGGGACTACTGGTTTTATCGTAGTTCTACTACTCAGCTTAGTTCTTAAAGTAGGTTAATATGAGCAGAAAGATTAGTGTTGGTGGTGCTTTAACACCAAATACAAAAACAACAGTATACACTGTTCCTACAAAGAACTCTGCTTATTGGCAGTTATTATTTCTATCTAATCATCTTGGAAGTAATAAGTCAGTAAGTGCTTGGTGGTATAATAAACACAACAATACTGAAGTAACTATTTTCGATGCAGTTAACGTAGATGCTAAAAAAACATTACAGTTTGGTGGTAATGCAAATGAGATTGTTGTTCTTGAAGAAGGAGATGAGATTAGATTGTTAGTTGAAACTGGTTCTAGTTTTACCTATATTGTTACTTTAGATATCACACCAAAGAGCGCAGTACAATTTAATGTTTAAGGAGAATAGTATGCCAATGGTAGACGGAAAGAAATACCCTTACACTAAGAAGGGCAAACAAGAGGCAGCTTCGGCTAAGATCAGCAAGCTTCGTAAAGAAGGAATGCCACAGAAGCAAGCAGTAGCTGTTGGCCTATCGATGACTGGTATGTCTAAGAAGAAGAAAGCTAAGAAAGTTGGTACTTCTCGTGGTTACTAAGCCCGGCCTCTATGCCAACATCAATGCAAAGCGTAAACGGATATCTGAGGGATCTGGCGAGAAGATGCGTAAGGTAGGTTCTAAAGGCGCACCCACTGCTAAGGCATTTAAACAAGCTAAGAAGACTGCGAAGAAATAATGGTAAAGAAGGTATATCAGAACCCAGAAGGTGGCTTAAACGCCAAAGGCAGGGCATACTTTAAGAACAAGGAAGGCGCTAACCTAAAGCCTCCAGTGTCCTCTAAAGAGGCTGCTAAGTCTCCTAAGAAGGCTGCTCGTAGGAAGTCTTTCTGTGCTCGTATGAGTGGTGTACCGGGACCCATGAAGGACGAGAAGGGAAGACCTACTCGCAAGGCGCTAGCACTAAGGAAATGGGATTGCTAAATGGCTAGGAAAACTTACTTACAACTTGTTAATGATGTACTGATCCGCTTGCGTGAGCCAGAGGTCACATCAGTTACTGACAATACTTACTCAAAGCTTATTGGAAAGTACGTCCAAGATGCACAGAGACAGGTAGAAGATGCTTATAACTGGAATGCGCTGACCAACACGCTTACTATGAACACTGTTGCTAACCTGTTTAACGGTGTATTAGTAGGCTCTGGCACACGGTTTAGGGTATTAAGCATTATTAATGACACAAGCGACTGGTTCTTAACCTATAAGTCCAGCACTGAGATGGATGATTTATTTTTAAATCAATCTACTCAGGTAGGTCCTCCTCTATACTATAACTTTAATGGTGTAGACACTGCTGGAGATACTCAAGTAGATTTGTATCCAATTCCAAATGGTGTATATGTTATTCGGTTTAACATCATCCAGCCACAAGACCCACTACAGTTTGACTCAGATGAGATCTTAGTTCCTGCTGAGCCTGTTATCTTCTTAGCCTATGCTAAGGCTCTTGCAGAGCGTGGAGAAGATGGTGGTATGTCTAGCTCAGAAGCTTATGCATTATACCAGACTTCTTTAGCAGATCATATCTCGACAGAAGGCAATCGTTATCCTGACGAACTTAACTGGAATGCAGCCTAATGGCCCAACAACAACAAGCAGCTTCGATAGCGGCTCCGGGGTTCTTTGGACTAAACCTCCAAGAGTCCAGTATTGCTTTATCTAGTGGCTTTGCACTAGAGGCTTTTAACTGTATTATAGACAGGTCTGGTAGGATTGGTGCTCGTAGGGGCTGGGTTCCTGTCAATGCTGTTAATGCAGACTTAGGAAGTAACAATGTACAGTTTATGTTTGAGATGACTGATGCAGCATCAAATCAGTTTATTAGTGCTGGTAACAATAAACTGTTTACTGGCACTACAACACTAACTCAGAAAACTGTTAGAACACAGGCAAACACTGCTGACGTAGCCTATACCATTACAGGCAACAACTGGCAAGGGGCAGCTTTGCCCTATGGTGACGGCGCTGATGCTATTTCCCATGCCTACTTTGTTCAAGCAGCGCATCCTGTCCTTGTTTATCATAACCTTCCAACTCCCGGAACAGGCGCTACCTTTTCTGTAACTACTGTGAGTAGTGGTGCTATCACTGCAGTCTCTGTAACTGCTGCTGGCTCTGGCTACAATGTAGGTGACGTACTTACTATGGCAGGAGGCTCAGGCTCTGGTGCAAAACTAACTGTAGCAACCTTAAGTGGGACTGGTATAGCAACAGTAACTATTTCTACCCCCGGAACAGGGTACACTGCTGGTAATTCCTTGACTAGCACAGTAACCACAATAGCCAATCCTCACTCACACTCTGGTTCCTTTGGCTTTCAACAGTTAGGCGATGTTGGCACATTACCAACAGGCTACTCTATAGCAGACTTTAAACCAAACTGTGCCTTAGCTGCTTATGGTCGTATCTGGATGGCAGACATTGCTGGTGACAGACAAACTGTATATTTTAGCAGACTCTTAGATGGCTCTGACTTCCAAGGCGGTGACTCAGGGTCTTTGTCGATTAATGCTATCTTTCCTAATAACGATCAGATTATAGGCTTAGCTGCTCATAATGGATTCTTGATTGTATTTGGTAGGAACAACATAGCTATCTATGCTAATCCTGTTGATGTAACCCAGCTTGTTTTAGCAGACTATATTCCTAACGTAGGCTGTATCGCTAGGGACTCTATCCAGAACACTGGTACAGATATTATCTTCTTGTCTGATTCTGGTGTGCGTAGTCTCCAGCGTGTGATTCAAGAAAAGTCTTTGCCTTTGCGAGACATCTCTAAGAATGTACGGGATGATTTGATTACTAATGTTAGCTCTGAGTCAGCCTCTCAGATCAAGTCTATTTATTATGACAGGGATGCCTTCTATTTACTGTCCCTTCCCACAACTAAGTATGTCTATTGTTTTGACATGAGAACACCGCTACAGGACGGGTCCGCTAGAACTACTATCTGGACAAACATTGAGCCTGCTTCTTTCTGTGTTAATGCGTCTAAAGAGCTATTACTTGGCAAGACTGGGTATATAGCCAAATACTTTGGTCACCTAGACAATACGGCTACCTATCGGTTTAAGTACTTTACTAACTACTTTGATTTT